TTAAATGCCGAGTGGGAAAATATCATGGCCTTGTTCCTGCCAACTGGTGAGTTGTTGCTGTTGGGCGGAGGTTCGATTTTCACCGCACCACACCAGCAATGTACGGCCTTCGAATAGTTCAGGGCGTAGTTGATTGAGCGAGTGGGCGAGGACATCAATGCGCCATCCTTGTTGACTGGCAATCCAGCCCTCCAGCCACAGACGGGTGGTATCCTGAATATTCCAGCCAACCACCAGCGCATCTTTACCCTGTTTTTTACGTGCCGAAGCCAGACAAATGGCGATGTAGTTGATCAGTACGCCGTCGAGGATCGCCAGCAGCGCCTGGAGAGTCGGTTGTTGGCACTGAAGCCGTCGGCGCAGAGGAATAAACAGATGTGTGGTGAGTGTCTGGGCGGGGTAATCCTGACCGCGCTCTTTGATCCACGTTCGCAGGCTATGTAGATTGCCGCTTTGCAGGTAAGTCAGTAATGTTTCTTGCTGATCGCGCCAGCCGTTTTGCACATCAACATTTTCATTACTGAGCAGCATTTTAACTTTGCTGACCTGCACGCCGTTGTCGATCCAGCGTTTGATCTCGCGGATCCGGTCAATATCGGCATCGTTGAACAGCCGATGACCGCCGTCTGTCCGTTGCGGTTTCAGCAATCCGTAACGCCTCTGCCACGCGCGTAACGTGACAGGGATTAAAGGTAAACCAATTGATTTTGCAAGTTTTTATTTTACCCCGCTTTCTTATGGGGCATGCATGGGACACTTTCAGATAGTCTTCTGTTAAGAAGTTCTATCTGTTCGTGATTGTTGTCTTTCATCCATGCTCCGTAAACATTGAATACCATTTGTGCGTTTGTGTGGCCCATCTGGCTTGCGATAAAACTAGGATTAGCTCCTGCGGCAAGTGACCAGCATGCATAGGTATGCCTGGATTGATACGATTTTCTGTGTCTCAGACCTGCGCGTTTTAAGATACTTGTCCATGACTCCCTGATGGAGTCAACCTTATAGTGCGGTCCGGAAAACTGCCGCTGTTTTATTACCTGAGGACTAAAAACAAAAGTGCATTTATGCACAGTACTTCTCCCATATTCCCTCTGCTATTACCTCTACAGAATGCTGTTTTCCAAGCATGGTCATTTCCGCTTGGCTTTTAAGAGCATCAATAGCTGGTTGAACTAGATGAATCGTTCTTCCGGTACCAGCATCAGTTTTTGGTGGAGTGAATTCGCCTAGTTTTGTATAATTCCGGCGGATGGTTATAGTCCTCGCTTTAAGGTCTATATCTTCCCAGGCCAGTGATACCAGCTCCCCGTGACGAATACCCGAGTATACAGCGATAATCCACAGGTTTTTTGTTTGTTGATGACGGCAAGCCTCAATAAAACGAATAAATTCGTCACGGGTGAGGGGATCTGGTTCTATCTTGGACTTTTTTAATGGTGTCAGACCGTTAAATGGATTTCCTGATGTATAACCATTATCTGTTGCAAATTGAAACATTCCAGCTATGGTTGTCATATAGTAGTTTACTGTGACCACTGAGCGTCCTTTTATGGAAGAAATTTTTCCGTTAGAAAGCTTTTGATAACCGGTCAACAGATCTCTCCTTACGAAAAGCAAATCCTCTTTTGTTACAGATGAAACCAGTCTTTTTTCACCTAACATTGGCAACATATTTTTAATTACTGACTGGTAACGGTTAAGTGCATTTGCACAAATCTCTATTTTCTTCAGTTCAAGCCATCTTTCCGAAGTAAGCGCCCCGAGAAGTACGTAGCGTAAGGATTATTTTACAGACGAGAAGTTCCAGGGCAGCAGTTCATGCACTTGGTTCGACGGCCAGTCATTGAGCTTCTCGATCACTTCGCGCAACCAGTCCTCCGGCTCCACTTCGTTCTGTTTGCAGGTGACCAGCAGGGTGAGGTAGCCTGAGTTTAACGGACACTCCTTCCTGAAATAGAATGGCATCAGAAGGAGCTAATAATGAGCAGAAAAACCCAACGTTACTCTAAAGAGTTCAAAGCCGAAGCTGTCAGAACGGTTCTTGAAAATCAACTTTCGATCAGTGAAGGCGCTTCCCGATTATCCCTTCCTGAAGGCACTTTAGGACAATGGGTTACCGCCGCCAGAAAAGGGCTCGGTACTCCTGGTTCCCGCACGGTGGCTGAACTGGAATCTGAAATTCTGCAACTGCGTAAGGCGTTAAATGAAGCTCGCCTTGAGCGAGATATATTAAAAAAAGCAACAGCGTATTTTGCACAGGAGTCGCTGAAAAATACGCGTTAATCGAACAATGGCGACAACAATTTCCCATTGAAGCGATGTGTCAGGTATTTGGTGTATCCAGGAGCGGTTATTACAACTGGGTACAGCATGAACCCTCAGACAGAAAACAAAGTGATGAGCGGCTAAAACTGGAGATTAAGGTGGCACATATCCGCACTCGCGAAACATATGGAACCCGGCGGCTCCAGACGGAGCTGGCAGAGAATGGCATCATCGTTGGTCGTGACCGACTGGCACGTCTTCGTAAGGAGCTAAGGCTACGCTGTAAGCAGAAACGCAAGTTCAGAGCGACTACGAACCCGAACCACAATCTGCCAGTTGCGCCAAATCTGCTGAACCAGACGTTCGCTCCTACAGCACCAAATCAGGTCTGGGTGGCGGACCTGACGTATGTTGCCACACAGGAGGGATGGTTGTACCTAGCTGGCATCAAAGATGTTTATACGTGCGAAATTGTCGGCTACGCCATGGGAGAGCGCATGACAAAAGAGCTGACAGGTAAAGCCCTGTTTATGGCGCTCAGGAGCCAGCGCCCACCTGCCGGGCTAATCCACCACTCTGATCGAGGTTCACAGTACTGCGCATACGATTACCGGGTCATACAGGAGCAGTTTGGTCTGAAAACATCAATGTCGCGTAAAGGTAACTGTTACGACAACGCTCCGATGGAAAGCTTCTGGGGAACGCTGAAAAATGAGAGCCTGAGCCACTATCGTTTTAATAACCGGGATGAAGCCATCTCAGTAATACGGGAATACATTGAGATTTTCTACAATCGTCAGCGTCGTCACTCTCGTCTGGGGAATATCTCCCCGGCAGCCTTCAGGGAAAAATATCATCAGATGGCTGCTTAAAAAAAGAACAAATGGTAGTGTCCGCTATTGCCAGTACACCTCAGATTTAGGTCTTCAGTTATGCGACAGGCATGGCAAGCCAGCAAGCCGTGATCAGGTTGAGCGGATGCTTCAGGTTTTTGTGAAAGAGGGGATGATCTCCATTGATGGAGAGAAGCAAAAAGGTCGTGTGATCACCATCACAAATTACCATGAATATGCTCAAAAAATGGACAATTCACCCGCACATGAAGCCGCACAAACAACCGCACATCATGAACAAGAAGGTATTAACAAGAATATAAATAATATCTCTAATACTGACGTATTAGAGAGTGCCACAGCAGACAAAAAGTCTGACAAGAAAAAACCTTCCGTTAGCTGTCAGGATGTTGTCGATGCTTACCACGAAATCCTTCCTGAAGCGCCAAGAATCCGCGCACTGAATGACAAGCGTAAAAACCAGATCCGAACGTTCTGGCGCAAAGCCGGAGTGATAACCCGCCAGCTTGACGGGCATGGGTTCACGATGCAGGACTGGAGAAATTATTTGAGCTACGTAGGCGAAAATTGCCGATGGATGTTCGAAGAGCGCCCAAACCATCAGCGCGGAACCGTCTGGCACAAAAAGGGATTTGATTACCTGCTTAACGATAATACCTACCTGAAAGTTCGTGAGGGTGAACACGATGACCGATAATTTTTATGCGCCGCCCCATAGCATCGAGGCAGAGCAGGCGGTGATTGGTGGATTGCTTCTGGATGATGACAGCAGTGAGCGCGTCCAGAAGGTTCTTGCGATGCTGAAGCCTGACTCATTTTACAGCCGGCCACACAAAATCCTTTTCGAAGAAATAACCAGAATGCACCGGGAGCAAAAGCCAGTAGATGGCCTGACGCTTTTCGATGAACTGGAGCGTAAATCGTTAACGGCGTCTGTTGGCGGTTTTGCTTATATCGCTGAGATCGCAAAGAACACGCCAAGCGCCGCAAACATCGTTGCCTATGCAATGCAGGTTCGCGAAACCGCAATGGAACGCTACGCCATCAACCGCATGACTGAAGCGACGGAATTGCTCTATTCCCGCAACGGAATGACTGCAACGCAGAAGTACGAAGCTATTCAGGCGATTTTCACGCAACTGACAGACCATGCAAAAACCGGATCACGTCGCGGCCTTCGCTCATTTGGTGAGGTCATGGAAGACTGGGTTAGCGACCTTGAGAAGCGTTTTGACCCGTCAGGCGAACAACGAGGAATGAGCACAGGGATCCCATCGCTGGACAGGATGCTGTCACCGAAAGGTCTGGTGAAAGGCTCTCTGTTTGTCATTGGCGCTCGCCCTAAGATGGGGAAAACGACGCTATACAGCCAGATGGCAATCAACTGCGCAGTGCATGAGAAAAAGCCCGCTCTGATGTTCAGCCTTGAAATGCCAGGTGATCAGATACTGGAAAAACTGGTAGGGCAGAAGTCTGGTGTTAACCCGAATATTTTTTACCTTCCGGCGACAAATGACGCCGATGACGGCTATCAGGGTGATTACGATGGTGACTTCAACAGGGCGATCGAAACAGCCAATCGCTTGAGTGAAATCGACCTGCTTTACATCGACGACACGCCGGGATTATCTCTGGCTCAAATCGTCAGCGAAAGCCGTCGAATCAAGCGAGAAAAAGGATGTGTTGGCATGATTCTGGTCGATTACCTGACACTAATGACCGCTGAAAAGGCCGATCGCAACGACCTTGCCTACGGCATGATCACCAAAGGACTGAAGAACCTTGCCAAAGAGCTTGATTGCGTTGTTGTGCTTCTGACGAAGCTTAACCGCGCACTGGAAAGCCGAACCAATAAACGCCCATTACCAAGTGACTCACGAGATACAGGGCAGATTGAACAGGATTGCGATTATTGGGTGGGGATCCATCGTGAAGGTGCTTTTGATGACAGTGTTCCACCTGGTGAAACCGAACTAATCCTTCGTCTCAATCGTCATGGCAATACCGGCACGGTGTATTGCATTCAGGCAAATGGAGCTATTTATGACACAGACCAACAGTCTGCTGAAATGCGCCGCCGTGAACGCGAGGAACCGCAGTCCAAGAAGAAAGGAGGATTCTGATGACCATCTACATCACTGAGCTAATAACAGGCCTGCTGGTAATCGCAGGCCTTTTTATTTGGGGGAGAGGGAAGTCATGAAAAAACTAACCTTTGAAATTCGATCTCCAGCACATCAGCAAAACGCTATTCACGCGGTACAGCAAATTCTTCCAGACCCAACCAAACCAATCGTAGTAACCATTCAGGAACGCAACCGCAGCTTAGACCAGAATCGAAAGCTTTGGGCTTGCCTTGGTGACGTCTCTCGTCAGGTTGAATGGCATGGTCGCTGGCTGGATGCAGAAAGCTGGAAGTGTGTGTTTACCGCGGCATTAAAGCAGCAGGACGTTGTTCCTAACCTTGCCGGGAATGGCTTTGTGGTAATAGGCCAGTCAACCAGCAGGATGCGTGTAAGCGAATTTGCGGAGTTATTAGAGCTTATACAGGCATTCGGTACAGAGCGTGGCGTTAAGTGGTCAGACGAAGCGCGACTGGCTCTGGAGTGGAAAGCGCGATGGGGAGATCGGGCTGCATGACTATCAAATCAAATACGCCAGCACACGACAAGGACTGCTGGCAAACGCCACTTTGGCTTTTTGATGCGCTGGATATTGAGTTTGGATTCTGGCTGGATTCGGCAGCGAGCGACAAAAATGCTCTGTGCGCTCACTGGCTAACTGAGGCCGACGACGCGCTCAATTCTGAGTGGGTAAGCCACGGTGCAATCTGGAATAACCCACCGTACAGCAATATCAGGCCGTGGGTGGAAAAAGCCGCTGAGCAGTGTATACAACAGCGACAGACGGTAGTTATGCTTGTGCCAGAGGATATGTCAGTCGGATGGTTCAGCAAGGCTCTGGAGAGTGTTGACGAAGTTCGCATCATCACTGATGGACGGATTAATTTTATCGAACCATCGACAGGGCTGGAGAAAAAGGGAAACAGTAAAGGCTCAATGCTGCTGATTTGGCGACCGTTCATCAGTCCCCGGCGAATGTTTACTACCGTATCCAAAGCGGCATTGATGGCGATCGGGCAGGGCGTCAGGAGGGCGGCATGAGGCGACAGCGACGAAGTATTACCGACATAATCTGTGAAAACTGCAAATACCTTCCAGCGAAACGCTCCAGAAATAAACGCAAGCCAATCCCAAAAGAATCTGACGTAAAAACCTTCAACTACACGGCTCACCTGTGGGATATCCGGTGGCTAAGACATCGTGCGAGGAAATGACTATTTATCCGGTGCGCCGCCAGAATGACGGCGCGGTGTGGTTAAACGAAGCGGATCTGGAGTTTTTTTCCAGTAGCGCGGGCGAATTTTTTTAGTGTGGCAAATGATGGGCCGCTGATACCTGATGCGAGATTACTTTCCATTCTGGTGATCGCGGTCGCTTTTGTTCCCATTCGCTCGGCAACTTCAGCCTGAGTTAAGCCAGCTTCTTTGCGTGCTGCCAGCATTTCATCAAGCAGTGCGAATTCGTCAGCGATAGCGTCGTATTCTGCTTTAAAAGCCGGGTCTTCCATCCATTTGGCTGCCATTTCGTCGTGTGTCATGGTGGGGAGAGTGCGTTTACCAGTCATGCTTAACCTCCTTCATTCTGGTTTCAGCTTTCTTGCGTTCGGCTGGCGGTGTTTTCTGCGTTTTCTTTACAAAACTATGCAGCATGATGATGCGTTTCCCTGTCAGAGTGCAGTAAAAAACACGCGCGATCCCATCGTTGCCTTTAATTCTGAGTTCGAAAAGTCCGTCACCAAAGGCGCTGGTGTGAGGTTCTCCGAGATTGCTGCCATATATCTTCATACGTTCAACGAGATGTTGGTATCGGGCACGCATACTCAATGGAAGCCGATCGACTTCCAGCCTTACATCTTCACTGTAGTATTCGATAGTGTAGTTCATAGGTATCAACATAACAAAATCGTTATATGCATTCAAGGCCTGTAGTTGACGACAACACATATCCGGGGCTATATTCCTCATACGCCAGCAAAATCTGGCGTCGGGATTGAGACCCCGGATGTTTACGGAGCGATATGAGACGCGCCCGCGTCTTTTTTCATATCGTTTGCACAGTCACATTCGCGATTTATGGTGGGCTGTGTGGGGGAGCCGAAACCGATAACCATTTCTTTGTTGAAGAGACAAAGCGAGCAGGCCAGTCCGATCGCGGTCCAACTGAGCCCCATTTCACGGGATTTTTCGGTAATACCATTCTCCCGATTGCTCCAGCGTTCCATAATCCAGTGGATCCACTCCTCCTGCTTAGGGAAGAGTAAAAACGGAATGGTCACCGGCAGGCCATAATCAATATTACGCGGGTCCGTTGTCATGCCCCAGCCGATAATGAACTGAGCCGGGTTGGTACGGTAAAACTGTTTTAGTGCAGGCAATATTTCAGGATTCTGGCGAATGCGCTGTAGGCGTTCCATCCGCCATTCAAAAACCATCTGGTAATCAGGATGTTTAAAATCGAAGGGGAATGGTAACGGCATACTTAGCCCATCATTTTTCTATACACCTCTGCGGCCTGCTCAGGCGTTAATTTGGTAATTTCTGTTCTGACTGGTCCTCCGTCAGCGCCAGTCACTTCATTTTTGACGTTGTCTTTAAACGCCTGAACAGAAACATGACGCCCAAGCAACTCAAGGTTTTTAACCTTATCAGGCCATTTGATTTTCTTCAGAAGTGCGGCGCTATCTGCGGATACCATCTCCACGACATCCATTCCTGATAGCGTTGTGCGCCATACCTTCTTAGGCCAGTCTTTAATGGGCTTTAGCTCACCGTTTTGCAAGAGAATGTCGAGCACATCCATCTGGTCGATTTCAACCAATCTACGAAGAACATAGGCGGCATCTATACCCGTCTGCTCAACGCGGGCGGATTTAAGTTCAGCAACGAATTTTTGAACATTAACATTTGCTAATAATCGAGATGCCTGCTCATTGGCGGTCTTCTCGCTGTAGCCCGCCCTGATAGCTGCCTGTGTGCCGTTCAGATCTTTCAGGTACTCACGGGCAAACAGCTCTTGTTTGTCGGTGAGCTTTGCCATTATTTGTGCTCCGTTTATCCGTTAAAAGGGATATCAGTTAAGTTATCCCGTGTAGGGTATAAGCCATTATCAAGCCCACCAGTAGATGGGCTTTGTAATGGCTACTTCGCTTTTGCTTCCGCTCGCTTACGCCGGCGCTCTTCTTTCCTCTCGGCTTTTGCCATGTCCATGAATGTCTGCATGATCGAGTTCCGCATCATGTAGCTAACAAAGTGATGATTGACACAGCCGTTGAGGCGCAGCTGCTCGCCAAACTCATCCACCGAGGCCAATGCTTCCATCATGCCCTTCTCGCCTTTCATGAACTCTGAGAAGTCGCGCCCCGCTCTGGAGGCGCATTCAATGACACGATCACTCATCCCGGAAGCCCGGGGATCGTTATCTGCAGCTGGTTAGCCAGGGAGTTAATCTCAGCGACCAACACTGGCTTCGTATAGCGCCATGCCGCCAGCCCTTGTCCACAGAAGTTCGCCATATCTTTTTTCTGATCAAACTCATGACACTTCATATTGAGCTGCGCACTTAAGCTGTTGCGATGCTGAAGTTCTCCGGTGAAGTAGTCATCCAGGACTTTATAGGCTGCATATTTAAATCCGGGGTTTAGCCATGCTGCATAATCATAAGCAACAAACTTCCCGCCATATGTTCCACCGTGTACACCGCGCTCAGTAAAAACCACAGATTCGTGGTTTTTCTCCAGCTCGGCTAAGAACTCTTTGGTCTGCTTGTTTCGCAGGTAGTGGTACGGAGATTCAGATTCACTTTTACCACTGGCTTTCCACATATCAGTGAGGCAGATCATTCCTGATTCATCAACACGGATCGGTGTATTAAAAAGCGTGATTGCTTTCATGGCGTCTTTACCTTTTAGAAAGATGAGCCTGTTCGCACAGAAAAGCCGTCCCCGAGATGGTCGCCACCATATACGGCAATTCTCAGGCTCAGCTTTCTGAAAGACTCGGGGTTTATATGCGCTGCGATGCGCGGTTTACTGCGGACATATAAAAGCCCCGCAAGTGCGAGGCTCATTAAATGGACTTTGTGATTTGCAAAAAAATTTATTTCAGGCACTGAGTCCTGATGTACTCCTGAAGCATTCTCAATGCTGTCTGGTCGCTGATGATTCCGTCCCGGATACCGAGAACGTTTCGTCCAGCAACTGGAGAGAGTTCGACGGTGGCATCATTGCCCATGCCGGAGGCGCTGGAGGTTTCGGCTGAGGATGGCACAGGGCATTTTCCTTTGACGAGCACCCGACCACCATTATCAAGCTTGCGCCGAAGAGCATCATTTTCAGCTTTCGCATTGGCTAACTCCTTCGTGTATTTAGCATCGAGTGCATCAGCAGCACGCTGGCGCTGCTGCATGTCAGTAATGGTTGCGTTCGCCAGCTTCAGTTCTCTTGCGTTTTTGTCGCGCTGCTCTTTGTAGGTAATGGCGTTATCACGGTAATGATTAACAGCCCATGACAGGCGGACGATGATGCAGATAACCAGAGCGGAGATAATCGCGGTGACTCTGCTCATTGCTGCCCCCACAAACAGACTTCACGCTCAATCTCATGACGGGTCATCAGCCCTTTCCATTGCTTACCGCCAGCATATGTCCAGCGACGTAGCTGGTCACATGCGCCTTTGATATCGCCCTGGTTTATTTTGCGAAGAAGCGTCGATGTTCTGAAATTGCCAGCGCCCACGTTGTAAACGAACGAGTAAAGAGCGCCGCGCGTTGTTTCCGGTATATCGACTTTGATGTACGGGTTAATTTGTCTGGCGACAGTGGCAAGGTCTTTATTCAGGAGAGCTTTGCATTCTGCTTCGGTATACGTTTTACCAGGCATGATGTCTTTTCCGGTGTGTCCGTGACATACAGTCCATACACCAATGATATCTTTGTATGGTATGTAGCTGACACCTTCCAGACCATCGTTACCACCTGGGCCAGTGATTAACACAGATGCTATAGCAACAGCCCCGCCACCAATAGCAACTGCAACAGCCTTGCGTAATGATGGCGACATTATTCACCTCTCGCAGCCTTACGCTTGTCTTCTCTTAATTTGAAATACAGATTCGTCAGATAAGTCAGAAGCCCCAGAAGCAGACTTCCCAGCACACCAATCGCAGCCCACTGTGATGGACTGACCTGATCCAACCACTGCAAAAACCAGTAGCCGGCACTGCCGGCGGAGGTGCCGTAGGCAATGCCCGTTGAAATTTTGTCCATGGATTTCATAGCCTCACCTCCGCAAATAACGGATGGCGTAGTTCTTATATTGGGAAGGGAAAAAAAAGGCCGCAGCGTAACTGTCACTGATGAATTCAGGATAGCCAGTGGCTACGGCTCAGTTATGGTGCTGGTTAACGGACTTGAACCGCTACCCATTCGCTTACAAGGCGACTGCTCTACCATTAGAGCTAAACCAGCATATTTGGCGGGACAGCGTGGACTCGAACCACGATAAGAAGGTTAACAGCCTTCCGTAATGACCTTTATACGACTGACCCAAATAAAAAATCTCGAAAGCAGGCTCTATTCCTATGTGCTCTCGAGTTTATGATGCGCATGTCAGTGCGCTTAGCGAAAAACGCCGTAAACCCTCGCCCGACAGGGCGGGGAGCAGTCACAACTTAAAGATGAGGTGGGTAAAAAACCGAAAGAATGTGAACGGATATAAACCTGCCATTCTTGAGTCAAATTTACCCAACTTTATTCAAAAAGTCAATATCATGCCGTTAAGATGTTGCCATCCGTGGCAATCATGCCGCTAACGTGTGACCGCATTCAAAATGTTGTCTGCGATTGACTCTTCTTTGTGGCATTGCACCACCAGAGCGTCATACAGCGGCTTAACAGTGCGTGACCATGTGGGTTGGGTGAGGTTTGGGATTAGCATCGTTACAGCGCGATATGCTGCACTTGCTGGCATCCTTGAATAGCCGACACCTTTGCATCTTCCGCACTCTTTCTCGACAACTCTCCCCCACTGCTCTGTTTTGGCTATATCAACTGCCAGACCTGTTCCGTGGCAATCTCTGCATCTTGCGCCCGGCGTCGCGGCACTACGGCAATAATCCGCATAAGCGAATGTTGCGAGCACTTGCAGTACCTTTGCCTTAGTATTTCCTTCGAGCTTTGCCACACTGAGGTGTACTGGCAATAGCGGACACTACCATTTGTTCTTTTTTAAGCAGCCATCTGATGATATTTTTCCCTGAAGGCTGCCGGGGAGATATTCCCCAGACGAGAGTGACGACGCTGACGATTGTAGAAAATCTCAATGTATTCCCGTATTACTGAGATGGCTTCATCCCGGTTATTAAAACGATAGTGGCTCAGGCTCTCATTTTTCAGCGTTCCCCAGAAGCTTTCCATCGGAGCGTTGTCGTAACAGTTACCTTTACGCGACATTGATGTTTTCAGACCAAACTGCTCCTGTATGACCCGGTAATCGTATACGCAGTACTGTGAACCTCGATCAGAGTGGTGGATTAGCCCGGCAGGTGGGCGCTGGCTCCTGAGCGCCATAAACAGGGCTTTACCTGTCAGCTCTTTTGTCATTCGCTCTCCCATGGCGTAGCCGACAATTTCGCACGTATAAACATCTTTGATGCCAGCGAGGTACAACCATCCCTCCTGTGTGGCAACATACGTCAGGTCCGCCACCCAGACCTGATTTGGTGCTGTAGGAGCGAACGTCTGGTTCAGCAGATTTGGCGCAACTGGCAGATTGTGGTTCGGGTTCGTAGTCGCTCTGAACTTGCGTTTCTGCTTACAGCGTAGCCTTAGCTCCTTACGAAGACGTGCCAGTCGGTCACGACCAACGATGATGCCATTCTCTGCCAGCTCCGTCTGGAGCCGCCGGGTTCCATATGTTTCGCGAGTGCGGATATGTGCCACCTTAATCTCCAGTTTTAGCCGCTCATCACTTTGTTTTCTGTCTGAGGGTTCATGCTGTACCCGGTTGTAATAACCGCTCCTGGATACACCAAATACCTGACACATCGCTTCAATGGGAAATTGTTGTCGCCATTGTTCGATTAACGCGTATTTTTCAGCGACTCCTGTGCAAAATACGCTGTTGCTTTTTTTAATATATCTCGCTCAAGGCGAGCTTCATTTAACGCCTTACGCAGTTGCAGAATTTCAGATTCCAGTTCAGCCACCGTGCGGGAACCAGGAGTACCGAGCCCTTTTCTGGCGGCGGTAACCCATTGTCCTAAAGTGCCTTCAGGAAGGGATAATCGGGAAGCGCCTTCACTGATCGAAAGTTGATTTTCAAGAACCGTTCTGACAGCTTCGGCTTTGAACTCTTTAGAGTAACGTTGGGTTTTTCTGCTCAT